AAGTATTCTGCTGCTTCTTTATGGAGATGGGGTTCTGCTTCAATTTTCAAATAGACTTCGTTCTTTTTCTTGATCGACAAGTCCATCATTACATACCTGCTTGAAATTTCTCCCACTCAATAGCGTTTTTAATTTGGAAATTACGACTGTTAATTTGCCGTAAAACACCGTCAAGAAAGAAGAGTACCTGATCTATGTAGTCGATCTTGTACTGAAGTTTTCTGATATCCTCATCAGCTTCAATGAACATATTAACTTCTTCTTTCGTAGTTAATTTAAAATCAAAAGGCACCTCTCTATACACTGTAGAAGGTGCCTTTCCTTTATAATATATCCACTTCTCTTTAATCAATCTTCTCATTTCACCTTCTCTTTCTTTCTTCATTAGAGAAAATGTATTATAAAACTCCATCCATCTTTGATGGAGTTGTGGAATTATAATAGACGCATTACCATATTGGTCAGTGTCTATCTGACAATCTTCCTTCCACTTATCCTGAAGGGTTTCAAGATTCATATATCACATGGTGTATCATTTTGAATTTTTTTAACTCTCTCTTCCCACTCCTTCATAGAGGATTGACAATCGGGAGGTTCAGGATCCTTGATCCCTTTCATCTTTTTCCAGTTGCCGTGCATCGCTCCGAGGATCCAACTTTGGGAAAGAGACTTGGGTCCGTTCTCCAAAAGCTGGATTTGAAATTTCGATAGACCAGCCTTCATCCCCAAATACTCCTCTCTCCAATTCGATTCTATTTGTTCTGCCATCTGTTTTCTCCCATTCTTGTATGATATGACTAGCTTGAAGGTCAACCTCCCTCATGGTATTCTGTATTTTAGCATCAATCCAGATTTTTTTCAACCATTCGATCATGCCTTGTGCCAGAATATTTATTGGCATAGGTTGTTTCTTTGCCCATCTTTCGAGTTTTAGATACCATGTATCCTTACCACCCCAGTGATGTTCAAACTCAAACTTCATCTTCTTTTCTGAGTGTTAGTATCTCTGATTTCGTATAGCATATACTCAAAGGTAGCACTCGCAGTAAAGAATTCATTATCTGAACCAGTAACATCAAATGGTATTGTAGATAAAGATACTGGAAATAGATTTTTAAATATAACATCAAAGTTAACTATATTATTATTGTTCAATACTTGTAGTGTAGCATCAGAGAACCTTGCATCCTTTTCCTGACTTCCTTTTGCATATGTGTTATACCATTCTCTTCTCTCTTTCATATCTTGAGGAGTTCCTAATGCTCTTAACCAATTGTGTATCTCCATATAGTTTCTTAAATCTTCATCAACTATAAATTCAAGATTAAGATTTCCATAAGATATATTTCCCTCAACTGGAATGGGTACCATACCCCTAGTAGGTATAGAAACCTGTCCTAAGGTGATGTCTGGTATCTCCGCCTTCTGGCATAGAAACGAAGTCTTCGTTGCCTTTTCCAAAACGAATAAGAAACCTATTGGAGACAGGAAGTTTTTATTTGTTAGTTGATCCTTATACCAGTTAGCCATGTTATGCGTTAATATTTTCTAACCATGATGTAGCAATGTATTTCTCTCCTGAGAGTGGTGGATTACCTCTATGGGTATGAGTAAATCCTCCTGGCCAAATTAATACTTGTCCTCTCTTAGGTTGGAACCGTTTTGATTGATATAAAAATTCAGTTTCTCCACCATCAGTAACAGTGTTTAGGTACATCATCGTTGCTAATATGCGACGATTACATCCTGCACTACCATCTTCTGAATGCCAAGAGTGATAACCCTGTTGTGGTAAAGTTCTCTGTACATTTAAGTAAACCTGTTGGTAACGAAAATGAACCATTTGTTCAAACTTATTGACATAATCCTCTAGACATGCACCAATAATTTGGTTGTACTGCTGCATATAAAGATAACCGCAGTTATGATCTAACATGAATTCTTCAGTAGCCAGACAGGTATCTTTTCTGGTATGAGGTTTTCTCTCCTTACCAAAGATGCCTCTCCTTTTAAAAGTAGCACCTACCTTATCTTGATACTTCCAATATTCAATCAATGGATCACAATCATATTCAGTATCATAGATACCTATAAAACCATCATAAGTTACGTCAGTGATCATAGTAAAGTCATAATTTTAACTATTTAGTAATGATCTTCCAGACCTTCTTGAGGTACAGGTTTCCAATCCTCACCATAGTGTTTCTGTAATATATTATGATGTGGTGCATCTGTACCTACCTCTATCTTCTTAGGTGGCTCTGGTGGAAACAACTCTAATTGTATACCATGTGCTTGCCAGAACCATTCTTCAGGATCCTCTCCTTTTATATGAGAGAATCCATAGTAAGAACCATCATCCCTTTGATATAAGAAATGATGATCGTGAGGATTCAACAGCCACATCTTCATTATCTTATCGGTTATTTTATAACCGATTTCCTCTTTAGTAAGTTTTTTCATAACGGAGGATATTCAGATTGCATTTCTTCTACTGTTCTTTCAACTTCAAATTCTTTCATGAGACGTTGTACTTGCTTCTTATCAAGTCCTGCAAGATTTTCACAGTTATCTAAACACTTGTATATACATTCTCTATCAGAGATAGGTGCACTGATCTCCCATCCTTGCTCATCATAATACTTTTTACCCTTAGTAACCTCTGCCTCTACATGCGATAAGTCTTGTAGTTTAGAAGGGTTAGTGTAATTATGCTGAGGCATGTTCCTCTTTATAATTCTCTAACTTATGGATTAAATCATCCATTTGATTTGAAAAATATTCAGCACCTTTTTTCTTAGGATCTATACGTTCCTTTCTCCACTGGCATGTCCATATCAAACGTTGGACATCACGTTGATTAATTTGCATTAGAGGATATAATCATAATAAGATATATAGTATTTTAAACTGTGAGGGATGGAGTCGAACCATCAAGTCCCGCAAGCAGAACAGCAGGGAAACAGCCTGCCACGTTTACCAGTTTCGTCACCTCACATTGAAGCCCTATTTAAGGGCTGAAATTATACGGGTCATTCCGATCCCTCCACCACTTCTGGGGAAGAAGTCAAAGTCAAGGAACTGTTCAAGTTCTTGCTCTACCCTACTTCTACCAAACTTGTCTATAATCAGTTGAGCATAACCTCCATCTGATATAGTGTAGAATGTATCACGCATTTGATCCTTGTCGGTACTCCTTTCAGCACTACCGATAGTTTCCATGCCACCTAATATAACATCAATCTTTTTACTCGTACCATCATCATTACGTGCCATATTCCAGAATGGTGATGTCCACTCAGGGAAGTCAGTAATCATACCTCTACCAATTTGTTTCTCATGATCATGGTCTATCTCCTTGGTCTTAAATGCCTCAGCCCATGATGCATATTTTTTAATGTTATATTCTTCCAATGGTACACCTAACCATTGACACAATTCTATCTCCATTTCTTTTAGTTCTTCTACACCACCCTTCATTTCAAATTCAAACATGGGGAAGATAGTCTCATGTCTACCTGGTACAGGATTTGGTTCTGCTCTATAAGATGTAGAGACACAGAAAAACCCCTCTTCTTTGGGGTTAGAAAGTAATTCATGTTCGAGCCACATCTGACCTGTCTGTGGTAGTGGCCAGATATTACCACCATAATTATAACTTGCTACGGTTTCTGGATCTTCACAAGCAGCAAGGATACTTAATCTATTTTGTGTGTGAACTTCTAGAAAGTTTTTAGACAAAAAAAACGACCTTAATAGGCCGACAGCATCTGAAAATTCTCTTGGATCAATCAAACTCGTCATTATTTTTGGACAAACTAATCTATTTAGCAAAAAAAAGAGACCCCTCTGGGGTCTCTTTGAAGTATGTATCCGAAGGATCACATTAGGTTTGCAACCTGTACACGTCTGTAATACTTGTTAGTATTAGCAGTAAGTGCTCCAGAACCTTGGGTAAGACCTTGTGCGAAGGGGTTAGAAACCATTCCGTAACGAGTCTTGAATCCAATTTTTGGTTGGAAGGTGTTAGGGTTGATCGCTCTGACTTGCTGTAGAGGAACGTAAGGACAGTAGAACAGTCCAGCGTCATATGCAGAAGTACCTTTGTAACCAGCAACATAGAAGTGCTTGTCACTAACGTTAGCAGAGTAAGGGTCAACGTAAACCTTGATGCGTCCGTTTAATGTACCAACAAGAGTTGAAGATGTATCGTCTACACCAGTCAATCCGTTGTTACCATTAAGAGCAGGAGCGTAGTCAAGAACGCCAGCCATTCCAAGAGCAGATGCCACATCAGCAGAACAGATGAGGATGTTGCCCTTCCCGCGACGAGTTTGCTGCCCGATAGCGTTGGAGTCTCTTTCGATCTGGAACAGAAGTCCTTTGAACTTCTCAACAGACCATCTACCATTACTGTCAACGTCAAGGTCAAATATACCTGCGTCAGCAACGTTATTCTGAGCACCTTCTACTGCGTTAACATAGATCGTACGAACGACTTCTCTGTTAATTTCAGCAAGGATCTCAGTTGAGAGGATGTTAGCTAACTCTTGCTCGGCATCAAGACCATGAATTGCTTTCAAGTCTTGAGCAAGCTCGATACTGTACTCAGCTTTTAGAGCACGTGACTTAGCAGTAACAGTCACCTTCTCGATGGAGAAACCCATCTCTCTGAAGGCTGTGTTAACAGCACTGTCATCTAAACCTTCAGCAGTGGTCGTTGCCATGCCTTCAGCATCACCAGTCTTCTCGTAAGTACCAGCAGATGAGTCGTTAAGAACAGCAGGGTTAGCACCTTCTGCGTCGTTAACTGCACTGGAAGAAGCGGTTGGGTCATACTTAGCAAGACCTGTTCCTGGACCTCCAGAGAAACCTGCGTTAGGCTCGTTGAAGAATGCTTCACGGAAGTCGGAAGAAGCAGGACTTCTCTCGTCTCCATAAGCAGTTCTCATTGCAAAGATAAGTCCAGTAGGACCTGTCATTGGTTGAACGCCAGCAATGTCATATGCAATAAGCATAGGCATTGAACGTCTGATTAAACTGATTAGTACGGGGTCGAAACCAGCAACAGGACCTGTTGCAGTAGCTCCAGCACCATATCCACCTGTACCTACAGTTTGTAGTGTCTCAGTAAGGATGTTTCCTTCTTCGATTTGTGCTTTTTCTTGGTTCTCTAAGAGTTGTGCGACTACGCCTTTCTTATAAGTATCCTCGATCTCTGGAAGAGCGTCGTGATTCAGAACGGGTGCCCACTTCTCTTGGAGTTGCTTAATGTCAGCCATTTGTCTCCGTTAAAAGTAGTTGTTTGTTAATTATTTGTCAGACCAACGAGATATTGCCTCTACATATTTACTCATAGGGCCATCGCCATTGGACTCTTCTACCAAAGGTGCAGATGCTTCTTCGGTGGGTTCAACTGCAGAAGCAGTCTCGGCCTTCCTAGTGAAGTATGATTCCTTGATAGTTTCGACTTTAGAATAAAAGTCTTCTTCAGTTTCAAACTCAACACCCTCTGCAAGTTTAGTTAGCTTCTCCTTTTCAGTTTCTGCTAACCCAACTGCAATTTCGTTCACGATTTCCATTTTTCTAAAACCACCAATACGCTTATTAAGGTCAATATTAGTGTCGATTTGTTCGTTGAGCTTCTTCTCCATATCATCTAGCTCTTCAGCCATACCGTCAAGTAGGTTGAATTTCTCTTCGGGAACGGTAAAGTTATGTTCCACAAAAAGATTCTTTATGCCGTCAAAGAATGACTCAGCCATCTCAGTCTTAATACCGTGCTCAATCTGGAGTTCGTTTTCTTCCATCCAAGATTCAGCAGCATAAGATAGATAGTCATCTACTTTTTCGGCTAATTCTGTTTTTACTTTCTCAATCTCCTCAGTTAGAGCAGACTCGAAAGATTCCTGCATTACCTCCAACTCGGTATTAACACGAGAGGTAACTGCAGCCTCGAAGATTGTCTTCGCTTTAGATCTGAATTCTTCATTCAGTTCTTCACCTGCGACAAGAGCGTTAACATCTTCAGTAAAGTCGTATTCGGCTTTAGGGGTCTCTTCTTGGATAACTTCCTCGCTTTCGTTTTGTACGTCATCGAAAATTTTCCCAGATAGAGGTGCACCAACATTAGCAGTTGAAGCATCGGACGGCTTTGTTTTAATAGACTTGTCTCCTTCTACAGAAGTTGATCCAGATGCAGATGCACCAAGGTTTTTAGTTCCCTTAGCACCCTCACTAGATTTACTATCAGATCCACCGATAGCATTGAAATTCCCTTGGGATGTGTCTATTTTTTCTCCAGCAGTTGCGCCCTTTTTGATAGCTGCAACACCAGTAGCTGCGTCTTCGCTCACTTGCTCCATGTTATCAAGCTCTTTATTAGAGGTGTCAGACATTTGTTTTAACTCCGAATACTGTGCTTTTGTCTACGATTATTTATAAATTACAAACTTCTCAAAAATTTATCAAATGCGGAGACTTTTCTCTCCTGAATATTTATGAGAGTTGCTTGGTCAATTTCTTGCTTAATCTCCGCTACAGCAGATTCTTTTAGCAATCCATTATCCCAAATCCATTCCTTTCCTTCCATGATTCCATCAACGAATGCGTCAGGAGCTGAAGGATCTGCTACTATATCTGCAGCAGTTGACAACATAAAGTCATCTTGAACAACCTGTACTCCCTCTACTTTTGATAGAGAACCCATACCTCTGGAAGAAACTCCCAACTGTATGCCTTCATCTAATAGGTTCTTAGCAATGTTACCCATAGGTGTGTCAAGAATTTTAGCACGTCCTATAAAGTTATTACCTTCTCCTTTTAATGAGAGTATCTTATGTGATACACGATCTAAATTAATAGATGGTCCATCTGGATGACCAAGTTCTCCAAGAGCACGACCTTTATTGATAGTGCTTTCTTCATACTTAGCAACCTCACGTTCTAGAGTTTTGAATGGATATCTACGTCCATTCTTGTTCTCTATTTCTGCTTGGAGAAAGACACCTTCGATGAAGTGTGACTTCTTGCCGTTGCTTTCCTCAGCAAAGAATTTTACTTGAGTAATTTCTTCAGCTATTAGTCTCATCGGGTTCCTCCTCTTCGGGTTGTTCAAAGTTTGATAGATCTACAGATCTATCGATGGGTTCAAGATCAGGTTCCTCAACAGAACTTGGTGTTCCTGGTGCCTCCTCTTCTGGAGGTGGCTCATGAGGTTGTCTTTGAGCAGCAGGTTCAACCTTTGGTTCTCCCTCTTCGCCATCAGCGACTAGTTTGTCTTCAAGGTCATCAGCAGCAGATTGAGCAGTTTGATCTAAATCAAAACCCATACGTGCTGCAAATTCAGCTTTCTTTTGCTGTATCAAATCATAGGTTGTAGCAGCTAATGCATCATTAGTAGCATCAACAGCTCGTGACTTTTCATCACTAAAGATGTGATCTACAATTCCATTGGCTATTTCACTTGGCATAATAATCCCGCTTTTACTTATTTATTTATTAAATTTCTCCCCTGCGAGCATCTGCGGAGGGAAGTCCTTGAGATTGATCAGGTGTTGGTGCCATTCCTGGTGCCAATTGACCGTTACCTCCAAGCATAGGATCTTGCATTGCTTCAAGTTCCGCAGCTGGATCAGCGATCAAACCTTCTTCCATCTCTTGTTCAATTTGTTTGTCTATCTCCTTGATCTCAGGATCCTGTTGTTTCAAGACCTGACGACGGATATAGTCAATGGAGAAATACTTACCAACGTAAGGATCCATAGCGTTAACTACGTTTAACCTTTCGTTGCGTATCTCAATCTCCTTGAGTTCAGTGAAGTAGTTATCAGCGATATAATCAAACTGAATATGCTCCTTCATATCCTGCCAATCTTCCAAGGTAACAATACCCTTTAAGACTA